AGATCCGGGATCTTTTCAACAATATGGTCTTACAGCATCACAGATAATGGATAATTATAATAAACAAGGTGGTTTTTCAAGAGATATGGGTCCATTACTTGACCTGTATACTCCAGAACAACTTTCTAGAGCTTTTGCAGTTCCGGGTGCAGTAGCTAATATAAGAGATGCTTTTATGAATAATAATTTTGTAGGAGGAGGATTACCAAGTACTCTTCAAGATGCTATTAATAAAGGACAGAATATACAGTTTGGTCCTGCATTTTTAGGAGCAGGAAATAGAGCAAGAGAAGAAGAAGAAAACCCCGGAGAAGAGAAAGGCATTATTTCTTCAGCAATAGATACTGTTAAAGATTTTATTATGGGAGGAAAAGAGTTAAGTCCTGAAAATCAAGCACAACTTAATGCTGACTTATCAAAGTTTGGAGCAAGCTTTACTCCTACTAACGCTTTTGCTCAAACAATAACATCACTTGCAATTCCTATGGCAGCTACATTAGGTGCAAAAGCATTAGGAACACCACAAACTTTAGGATTTATAGAAAATAGAGATGGATTAACTTTTGAAGTTACTAAGGATTCAAAAGGAAACATAGGTACAGAAGTAACTTCAGGGCCGGGAAGTAGTGGTGGATTAGATCAAATAGATAGTAATGATAGTGGTAATGATCAAGTAAAAAATAAAGTAATACCTCAAGCTCCTGTAGATAAACCTGTAGTAGAAGAAGATGAGAAATCACCAATGAGTAAATTACTTGCTAAAAGAATAAATAATTCATCAACAATAGATCCTAATGTAAAAATTATAATGGATGTTTATGGTATAAGTCAAGAAGAAGCTCAAGAATTTCTTGGTAAAAAAGGTGTAGGCACAGGTGGTGCTTCAGAATTTGAAGGTATATAAAAGGATAGAACATGGCAACTGAACGTAATCCATACGAGATGAAGCAAGAAGAAGTAGCTAACGTAGTTCCAATGCAAGCAGAGGAAGAGATGGAAGCTACCTTTGAGGTTGATCCTACAGATGGTGGTGTGATTGTAGACTTCTCTTCTGAAGAGCAAGTAACTATGTCTGCCTCAGAAGAGGTTGCTGAATGGTATGGTAACCTAACAGACACATTAGAAGATGACTACCTAGATCAGATAGCTGATCAAGTTATAGATAACTTTCAAGCTGATAAGGATTCCAGAGCAGAATGGGAGTCTATGTTTGAGCGTGGGTTTGATCTACTAGGTCTGAAACTACAACCGGGAAGTGATCCCTTTGATGGTGCATGTACAGCCGTACACCCATTGCTCATAGAGTCAGCAGTTAAGTTTCAATCCAAGGCATCAGCAGAACTCTTTCCTGCCAGTGGACCTGTCAAGGCAAACATCATGGGTAAGTCTACACCTGAGAAAGAGATGCAAGCTAACAGAGTACAGAACTTTATGAACTTTCAAGTAACTGAGCAGATGCCAGAATACTTTGATGAGTTTGAAAGAATGCTTTTTCACCTCCCCTTAATAGGATCTGCATTCAAAAAGGTGTACTACAATGCAGCACTCAAGCGTCCTATGTCAGAGTTCATTCCTATTGACCAGTTCTATGTATCATACTATGCAACTGATCTAAGAAATGCTGACAGGTATACTCACCTAATATATCGTAGTCCTATAGATATGGAACGAGACATACGTGCAGGTATATACGATGACGTAGAATTACCAGAACCTAATGCAGAAGGATTGTTTACTGACTTCACTCGTAAGCTAGACACCATTATTGGTTTGTCTCCTTCTTCTGATAATGATCCACAGTATGCATTACTAGAACAACATTGCTATCTTGATATAGAAGATACAGGAGAATCACTTCCTTATATTGTTACAGTTATAGAACAGTCAAGGCAAGTGTTAAGTATTCGTAGAAACTATGAACAGAACGACCAGAACAAAGAGAAGCGCAGTCATTTTGTGCATTATAGATTTGTTCCGGGCTTCGGTTTCTATGGATTAGGCTTGATTCACTTCCTAGGTAACCTCACCATGAGTGCAACTGCTGCCATGAGATCTCTCATAGATGCAGGACAGTTCGCCAATTTACCGGGTGGTTTCAAGGCTAAAGGGTTGAGAATGGTCGGAGATAACGACCCTATCTCTCCCGGTGAGTTCAAGGAGGTTGAAGCAACTGGAATGGATCTCTCTAAGGCTATTATCCCCTTGCCTTATAAAGAGCCTTCCTCAACTCTATTTCAGATGTTGAATTTTGTAAGTGCTGCTGGTCAGCGTTTTGCAGACAGCACAGAGCAAGTTGTCTCTGATGCTGCCTCCTATGGACCTGTCGGAACTACAATGGCTCTCTTAGAAGCCAGTAGTAAGTTCTTTAGTGCAATCCATAAACGAGTACATAAATCTCAGAAGGATGAATTTAGAATCCTAGCTAAGATAGACTATGATTATCTACCAGATGAATATCCTTATGATGTTCCATTTGAAGATCGTAGTATATTCAAGAGTGACTTTGATGGTCGTGTTGATATCATACCAGTATCTGATCCTAACATACCTTCTAACGCACACCGTATGATGATGGCTAACATGGCATTACAAATGGCACAGCAGTCACCACCGGGAATGTTTAATCTTGAAGCTTTGAATAGAACTATTCTACAGGCAGCTAACATGCCTAACCTAGAAGATATTCTACCACCAAAGATTGAGCCTCAACAGATGGACCCAGTGTCAGATATTATGGCTGCAACTAAGGGTGTGCCTATTGCTGCCTTTCCGGGGCAGAACCATGATGCTCATATACAGACTAAGATGGCGTACCTTCAAGATCCTAAGAATGGTGCTAATCCTATCATGCAACGTATAGCTCCACTGCTTGAAGCTAACATACAAGAGCATTCAGTTATGAAGTATCAAGAACAGATGAGTGGTGTAGCACAACAAGCTATGCAGCAACTACCACCAGAACAGCAGCAGAATCCTTCTGTAGTTGAAATGGTAATGGCACAAGCAGCACAACAAGTTATGAATGCTAATCAGGCTATGGGCATGGCTCAGTCACCTGAACAACAACTTGTATCTCTTGAGCAAGCTAAAGTTGAACTACAGAAACAGAAGCTACAATCTGATACAGCCGTACAAGCTGCTGAGATGGAACTTAAGAATAAGCAACTTGAGCTTGATGAGAATGAACAAATTATCGGTATGCTTAAGTCAGGTGCTTCTGATAACTTTAAGAAAGAAAAAGCTGCATTAGATAGAGACTCTAAGAAAGATCTTAAAACTCTTGATGTTCTTGGTAAACTTTCAGTAGAAGAAACAAAACAAAATGCTGAAGATGATCGAACTAAAGAACGTATAATGGAGCAGATACTTAAGCAAAGTAAGAAAGACGAAAAGGATCTAGACATGAAAGGTTTAGATGCATTGGTTAAACTAGCAATATCTCAATCTAAAAAGGAGAAGAGTAATGATGAAGAAGGGTAAAGGATACTTAGAGCATGTCAAGAATACTGACAAGTCTTTTGGTGATCCATATGCACAAGACGTAACTGGTGGACGTAATATACGTAGTTCACTAAATAAATGGGATGACTTCTCTTGGAAGACATCTGGTGAAGGAGCCAAACTAAAGTAATGGAAATATGGGATGAGGTAATCAAGGAATTTAATTTAGAAATTAACAACCTTAGAATTACTTTAGGTAATGGTGTAGCTGAAGACTTCGCTCATTACCGTCAAGTAGTTGGATCAATCAATAGCCTAGAGTGGGCCAGAGATAATCTAACTGATATTATTAAAAAACGAACTTATGCAGAGGATGATTAATGCAACAAGCACATATGGGTAATTCAATTAAAAATGATCTGTGGATAACAGATGAAGAAGAAGTAAAAGATCCAGATGTTCTACCAGAACTTCCGGGTTACCACGTACTAATAAGACCAGTGTCAGTTAAAAGTAAAACCAAGGGTGGTATATTCATTCCTGATTCTACCAGAGATGACATGTCTTATTTAACAACTGTAGGTAGAGTTGTCTCAGTAGGAGACTTAGCCTACATAGATAAAAATAAGTTTCCTACTGGAGCATGGTGTCAAGTTGGAGATCATGTATCTTACGGTAAACACTTAGGAACTAAGCTATTCTATAAAGGTGTTCGCTTTATTTT